TTTTTACTGATTGGAGCATGTGATGCTATCTCAAAACAGGCAAACTTCTGGTAGTTGGGTTCGAGTCGTTACGGGTCTAGGTGCTGGCACCTATACCACGAATGTACCCGACGCTCAATCTTACCAGTTCAGTTATACCGGTTTTGGGTCTTCAGGACCTCCTCCTTGGATTCAGCCGACGCCCGGTACTTATTCTAAAACTTCATACTTTCGCCCAAAAGGCTATAAGAATGAAAGTAAAAAGAATCAGTACGGGACGCCGACTTCCGTCGAGAAAAGTTCTGGAGTTCATAGCTTCTTCACATTGCTTGGGTCGGGCAGCGGCATCCCAGGCTTAGCCTATGATGCTGCTGTTAGGAACGAAGCCCTATCTGATTTTTACGAAAATCTTCGATCGTCTGAGTCCAATTTGGCTCTTACTCTCGGAGAAGGTCGTGAATCGATGAGAATGCTTCGCGCCGTTTCGTCCCTGGGCAAAATTATCAGTCTTGCCCGCCAAGCTCGGCGTCTAGCCGTGAGAAACCCGAGCGTCTTAATCTCTAACGTTTGGCTATCCATGAAATATGGGTGGCTTCCGTTATATTCTGACGTTTGGAATTATCTCGACTGGCAATATCGTGCTTTAGACGACGGTATTCCGATACGAGGCAGATCACAACGTACTTATAATAGTCGTCATTATGGCTACAGAACCGGATTAGTATCCGCTTCTAAGGCCTTAACGGCTTCTGTGACTAAGTACAAGTGTGAAGTCAAGTGTTGGGTCGGTGTCCAAAACAGTGACCTGTATAACCTTTCACGCGTCACATCCCTAAATCCTGTCAGCATCGCATGGGAATTAGTACCTTTCTCATTTGTTGTTGACTGGTTCGTAGATGTTGGCGGATACCTCCAAAATCTGGAAGCTTCACTTGGGACTGGTCTCACGTTCAAACGTGGGTATCAGACACAGGTGGTTCACCAGGTAGCAAACTCTACTGCCAGTGGGAAATGGACGAATCTGTCCTTAAATCCTCCATATAATACGGAGATTTCCACAGGAGAAGAATTTTACTCGGAGGGTCATGTGAAGGCTATCAAGGAACGGACTAGTTTGACGAGTTTTCCTCGTCCTACTATTCCATCGGTCAACGTAAGGATGGGCGTACAACGTATTATGTCCGCTGCATCCTTGCTTAGAACGATCCTTTTAGGTCGTGTTCGTTAACCATGTCTGGTTAAGCAATTAACCTGTCTGAAAGGACAAAACGTGCCCGCACGTGCTAATATCGTCATTAATGACGGTCAAACGACTCCGGTCGCCCATACGTTCAACCCATCCGAAGACGGAGAGATGGATCTTTTCGAAGATAAAGTCGGTGGCATTGCCATCGGCTTTCCTTTGATCAGCATCCGTTTTCGTCGGCCGGTGGCTCCGTCAAATGGCACAGCGTCGAACGCGAGTAATCGCGTTTACAAAGTGGCCATCAACGTTGCCGTTCCGACCCTCGAAAGCACCTCTGCCGCCACCGGTACTGGCATTCCGCCCGCTCCTACTGTCGCCTATGTTTGTAGGTGCAATATGGAGTGGATGCTGCCAGAGCGCAGCACTACTCAGGAACGAAAGAACCTGAGAGCCTATGTGTACAACTTGCTAGCTAACGCGGATATCCAGAAGGTTGTCCAA